CTAGTTGTAGATCCAAACTACACAGGTAACACAGGTGGAACAAAGGTTGCATTGGTATATCCATCAGCAGCTATGAGATTCCATGAGTCAGGCACAATTGAACTTCGTGCCAATGTTGTAGCCAATGGCCGTATTGAAATCGGTCTATACGGATATGTTTGCGTAGTTAATCGCTACCCAACAGCATTCCGTAAATTGGATGCAATAGCTTAATTTAACTGAGTGCCTATGGTTGCTCCCGATCATAGGCATCCTTTAATGGGAGTAAGGAGATGACATGCCTAGTATAATTTCAGCATCAGAGTTGAGAGCCGTATTAGGCGTGTCATCTGCCTTGTATGATGACACTTACTTAAATGGCATAATAGATACAAGTGAAAATACAATTTTGCCAATGTTGGTCACATTCAAAAGCCCAATTCAAAAAGTGTCGCTGACTGATAATGTCGCCACTTTTACTACACTAGGTGTTCATGAATTCACAGCCGGACAATCAGTCGTTATCGCAGGATGCGGAAGCCCATACAATGGAACAAGAACAGTACTTGACTCAGATCTTGGAGCATATACCTTCCAAGCTGCAATCACTAATGCCGATGTCGCAGAAGCAAATGTTATTCCAAGTGGAAGCGCGACTTTATCATCAGCATCAACTTATGTTGGAAACCAATCTGTTCGATCAGCTGTCTTTGCAGTATCAGTCGAAGTCTTTCAATCAAGAGTCGCAGCAGGCGGACAAATAGAGGGTATCGATTTCACCAGTACGCCATACAGAATCGGAAGATCGCTTTACAGTAGGGTTATTGGCATATTAGGGCCTTATGTAGATGTTGAGGGAATTGCCCAATAATGCCAGCATCATCAATTTTAAGTTCAGTCAGACAACCTTTAGCAACTGCTTTAGCAAGTGTTGCAGGTAATGTTTATGCTTATGTGCCAGAGTCAGTTATTCCACCTGCTGTTGTAGTTGTGCCTGATAGCCCATACCTAGAATTTGATTTAATAAATAAAGCGGTTATTAAAACTAAAATTAACATGACCATTACAGCTGTTGTTGCTTACAATAGCAATCCAGCATCACTCGACAATATCGAGCAACTTATCATGAGCATTCTGGCAGTTATTCCAAATGGATATATTGTCGGATCGGTCGAAAGACCTACTGTTACTACTATTGGTGCATCAACAATGTTGATCGCTGATATAAGAGTTTCAACTTACTACACACAAACAAACTAAGGAGTCAAAGTGCCTACCACAGTAATCACGGGCAGAGATGTTACCTTCACTATCGGTGGTAACGCATTCGATGCTCAAGCAACAAGCGCAGTTTTAACTGGAACAACAAACCGCCAAACTTACGAAACTTTGGATGGCAAATCCTACAAAGTTATCGACAATGATTTCACACTTGCTGTTGAAATGTTGGCAGACTGGGGCGTAGCAGGATCTCTATGCGAGATTCTATGGTCAGCTTCAGAGTCAGCACCAAACACAGGTATCAGCACAGTATTTACAGCTGCATCAGGCGCAGTATTTACTTTCCAAGTATTACCAACATGGCCATCAGCCGGTGGAACAGCACCAGATGCGCAAACAGTTTCTTTGACATTCCAAGTAATCGGAGTGCCAGCAGAAAACTTCGCTTAACAATTAGAAACGGGAGCACTAATGAAACTACCAATCACAATTGAATACAGCTCAGGCGAACAAGCTACTTATACAGCCCAACCGCCTGAGTGGCAAAAATGGGAAAAATCAACTGGAAACACAATCGGGCAAGCCCAAGAGAAAATGGGAATATCTGATTTAATGTTTTTGGCATACCATGCACATAAAAGAGAAGCTGCTGGTAAAGCAGTCAAACCTTTTGAAATATGGTGTGAAACAGTTACAGATGTAATTGTTGGTGATGCAAACCCAAAAGCCACCCAGCAGGAAGCCTAAATCGCTTATTGGTTCAGTTGGCAATAGCCACAAAGATTCCAATGAGTGAATGGGTCGATGCAGATGACATTATGACAGCGTTAGAGATATTGGAGCAGAGGAATGGCAAGTGAAGCAATTGCTTACAATCGCTCTGACCTGCGCGATATTCTTAAGGCTTTCAAAGCGATGGATGACCAAGCAACAGAGGAAGCAAGAACTCAATCTGCTGCGTTGGCGTATTTCGCATCAGAAGAAATTAAACAAGCTGCTGCAACAAGAACAAAATCTGGCAAGGCAGCGCAAAGAGTTGCTGACGGAGTTAGAATCTCAAAGTCAAGCAAAATCGGTGAATTCAGATATGGATTTGCAAGTCAGAAATTTTCAGGTGGTGCTACTACGCAAACCCTATGGGGTGGCCTTGAGTTTGGTTCAAATAAATTCAAACAGTTCCCTACATATTCTGGAAGGCAAGGTCGTGGATCTCGCGGATGGTTCATATATCCAACCCTTCGCAGAATTCAGCCTGAATTGATTAACAAATGGGAAGCAGCATTTGATCGAATTCTTAAGGAGTGGGGATAATGGCAACTGGTAATCGCACACTCAAACTCTCGATCCTTGCCGATGTCGATGAGTTAAAGAAAAGTCTTAAAACTGGCGAAACTGAAGTAAAAGGATTTTCTGACAAAGTTGGCGACTTTGGAAAGAAGGCTGCTGCTGCTTTCGCCGTAGCTGCTGCTGCCGCTGCTGCCTATGCCACCAAATTAGCCGTTGATGGGGTCAAAGCTGCAATAGAGGATGAGCAGGCACAGTTAAGGTTAGCGAGCGCATTACGAAGCGCCACAGGAGCAACAGATGCCCAAATTCAGGCTACTGAGAATTACATAAGCCAAACTTCATTGGCGGTAGGAATTGCTGATGATGCTTTAAGACCAGCATTCCAAAGATTATCGGTTGCAACTGGCGATGTAACTAAATCTCAAAAATTATTAAATTTAGCAATTGATATTTCAACAGGAACTGGCAAGGATCTAGGTCAAGTTACCGAAGCCCTATCTAAAGCTTATGGTGGTCAAGATACACAATTAGCAAGACTTGGAATTGGTATCACAGCTGCACAGGCCAAGCAATTATCATTCCGTGAGGAAACAGAGTTACTTTCAAACCTTTATGGTGGTGCTGCTAGCCGTAATGCTGAAACCTTTCAAGGCCGTATTGATCGCCTAAAAGTAGGATTTGAGGAAGCCAAAGAAACAATTGGATTTGCTTTACTTCCAGTTATTGAAAGATTGATAGAATTTATATTTGTTTATGGCACACCAATAGTTGATAAGTTTAGAGATGCTTTTAGAATTATTAAAGATGCTTTAGATCGTAATAGAGAATCATTTAATGAGTTTTGGATATTGTTAAAAGATAAAGTCTTTCCTATATTGCAAACAGTATTTGGATTTTTACTTGATGTTGGTGCTAGGGCAGCAGCAGCAATTATTGATGCCTTTGGCAAAATAGCGGGAGCAATTACTCCAGTTCTTAACTTTATTATTGATGCAATCAATTTAGTTATTCGTGGATTAAACGCAGTTCGTGGTGGATCAGATATCCAGCAAATTGGTAAAATAGGTGCTCCATCAAGCGGTGGTGGAACAACTGGCGGATTTAGCGGCATTCCATCTGGCGGCAGTTCAGGTGTAACTGGTGGTGGTGTAGCAGGTGGATTTACTGGATTAGGTGGAGTTGGTGGCACAGGCGGTGCTGGCGGTGGAGCAATCGGTGGTGCAGCAGGTGCGACTAGCTTAAAAGATTTAGCAGATAAGTTATTAAGAGTTCAAGATCAATTCTCTGATCTAACATTCCAAGTTGCCACAGGTGGTATATCTAAATCAGCTGCTCAAAAACAGTTTGATGTGCTTCAATCTCAATTTAGAGTTTTAGAAAAGCAAGGAAAAACTCTGGCTGAAAATCCAACTATTATCAATAACATTTCAATCAGCACAATCGATCCTGAAGGTGCTGCTAGAACTACTGCTAAATACATAAATGAAAGCGCAGCCCGATCAACAGGTAGTATCGATTTCTATTCTGTTAGACAAAAAGCCGGATAATGTCTGATTTCTCACCAATTTGGAAATTAACTGTCGGTGGTGTTGATTATACTAACATCGCTATTTCAGATGTTCAGCATCAAGCAGGTCGATCTGACATTTACCAACAGCCACTCCCATCTTATATTCAAGTTACTTTAGTAGCCTTAAATGGTCAGACTTTACCTTTTGACATAAATGACAGTTTAGATTTACAGGTCAAAGATAGTTCAAACACTTATGTCAGTTTATTTGGTGGCGATCTAACTGATGTAACAGTTCAGGTCAGAAATACTGGAGCAGCAGCCACAGTAGTTGAATACACATTAATAGCGATGGGATCTTTAGCCAAACTTACAAAAGAAATTTGGGATGACAATATCTCTCAGGCTGAGGACGGCGATCAGATTTACACAATCCTTTCTAGCGTATTGCTTGGAACTTGGAATGATGTGCCAGCAGCTTCTCAATGGGCAACCTACAATGCAACTGAAACTTGGGCTAATGCAGTTAATTTAGGATTAGGCGAAATAGACCAACCCGGCCTTTACACAATGACTGCTCAATCAACCACAGTTGATACGATCTATAACATTATCTCAGAGATTGCTAACTCAGCATTTGGTTATATTTATGAAGCCAATAATGGAAATATCGGGTATGCCGATGCAGACCACAGACAAAACTATCTGCTTACAAATGGCTATGTTGAATTAGATGCTGGTCATTCTTTAGGTTCTGGCTTATCAACAGTTATGCGCTCAGGTGATGTTAGAAATGACATATACATAAATTATGGTAATAACTTCAATTCACAGGTTACAGCTAGTGATGCCGCTTCAATTGCCCTATATGGCTACAAAGCTGAAAGCATCAATTCTAGGGTTCAAGGTGCGGTGGATGCTCAGGCTATTGCTGATCGCTATATTGCCCAAAGAGCTTATCCAAGACCATCATTTCAATCCATAACCTTTCCAATAACTAACCCTGAAATCGACAACGCTGATCGTGATGATTTGTTGGGTGTATTTATGGGAATGCCAGTCAATATCAAAAACCTGCCAACTCAAATATCCAATGGCGAGTTTGAGGGTTATGTTGAGGGCTGGTCATGGAGCACAAGATTTAATGAACTATTTTTGACAATCAATGTTTCGCCTGTTGAGTTTAGCCAAGTGGCGATGCGTTGGAATACCACGCCAATAACAGAGGCATGGAACACTTTAAGCCCAACATTAACTTGGGAATACGCTACAATAGTCGCATGAGGATAGGATAAAATGGCAACCACTACCAATTATAGCTGGACTACTCCAGATGACACCGCGCTAGTAAAAGACGGCGCAGCTGCAATTCGCACGCTTGGTTCATCTATTGATACGACCACAAAAAACTTAAACCCATCAACAACTCTTGGTGATATTGAATATCGTTCATCAACTGCCAATACAAACACAAGACTTGGAATTGGAACAACTGGTCAAGTTTTAACTGTGGCTGGTGGCGTGCCAAGTTGGGCAACACCTGCTGGATCAGCTTTTGTTGGATGTAGAATCACCCAAGCAGTTGGCGGAAATCAAAGTATAGCAAACAGTACTTTTACTGATATAACATTTGACGACGAAACTTACGACACTGACGCATTTCATGACAATGTAACAAATAATGCCAGAATAACCATTCCGTCTGGAAAGGGTGGCAAATATCAATTAAATGGTCATGTTGAATTTGGGGCTTCAAACACTACTGGCACAAGAAATATAAGAATTCTAAAAAACAACACAGACACAATTACAATTACAAGAATGCCAAGTCCAAATGGCGATTGTAATACAGAGGTCAATACTGTTGCTATATTAAATGCTGGAGATTATATCACCTTACAAGTTTTTCAAACTAGCGGTGGAAATGTTGATGTTTATAAAAGAACTGATACCACTTACCTTTCCGTCACTTATTTAGGAGCATAATAATGAGATTATGGGAAAAAATTATTGAAGCATTACCTGAAATTAAAGCAACAGATGATTTTTCAAAGTTAGGTATTTACTTAAAAGATGATGGTGATGGTATTGATTACATTGAAAAGTGGGAGTATAGCGAGCCGTTGCCTGATGGATTTGTTATAGGCAAACCATCTCGTAAAAAATAATTTGGCTAATGAAGCCTTACCTATCTAAAGCTGCTGATACTTTAAGAGATCAGATTAATCATGCCTTTGTGGATAGGAGCAGGAAGGCTGATGGATGGATCGGTGATCTTAAGCATCAATCAAGAAAATCCGATCATAACCCAAGACCATCAGGTGAAGTATGCGCGATCGATATTGACGCTGGCTTATCTGACGAACAAGGGATTAGTCATGCTTTGGCAGATCAACTTCGACTCACAGCAAAAAAAGATAAGCGTATTTCTTACATAATCTTTAGCAGAAAAATATGCTCAAGGAAATCATTATGGCGATGGGTTGCGTATAAGGGTTTGAACCCACACGAAAAACATATCCATATTTCTTTCAAGCCAAATCAATCAGGCGAAAAGTTCAACATCCCACTACTGAAAGGCAATTAATGAAACTAACCAAAAAACACAAAGCAGCAATTAAGTCATATTTGAGAGCTGTCGCAGCTAGTGGAATAACAGTTGCTTTAGCAATTGTGGCTGACATTCATCCAGCCTATGCAACTATGCTTGGTGCAATTGTTGCGCCTATTGCAAAGGCATTAGATCCAAAGTCCGGGAGTGAAGCAGATTATGGCCTTAGCGAAAAATGACACCAAACGAATTAGTCGCATTTGGCGTTGGCGTATGCGCAATCGCAACAAGTTTATTGCTGGCTCTACGATGGGTTATTAAGTCTTACCTTTCAGAGTTAAAACCCAATTCAGG